CAAAGGCAACTTGAATTTAAATGTGGATGGTGATTTTAATATTGCCTGTACTAACTTCACTGTGACTACAACAGGTAAGCAGGTTGAAGAAATCCGACAAGAGAAGATTGAAAACTTTGTAGGGGATAGGGTAGTCACTACGCAGGGCAGTAAGTCTGAAGTTGTTCTGGGCAATTACACTGTAGAGAGTATGGGAAACAGTCATTTTGTTTCTAAAAAGAATACCCGTATTACAGCAGAAGACAATATTGATATTTTTGCTGGTGATGACATGAGACTGACAGCAGAAGGTACTATGACCAGTTCTGCTATGACTAACAGATTAATTGGTCTTTGTACTTCTGTAGTGGGTAATACAGGCACCTTTGGTGGTCAGAACATGGTCATGTATGCCAAGACATATCATGGTGATGTTATTGGTACGGCAGAAAGAGCTAGGTATGCTACAGACACTGACCCTGATGCAGTACAGACTGCTATGCCGACAACTGCAAACCTGACAGAAGGTCTGACCAAGACACAGACACTTGGTATCCGTAATATTGATGTGGATGACGGTAGAATTTCTAGTAGTGTTAAGAGTGAAGTTCAGTCTTCTGGTTCGTCTACTAACACTGCACAAAGACCAGATACATTTGGTGATGATCCAGCACCGACTACAACCACTAGAGAAGGTAGGTCAGGTGTTGGTGACTTTGATCCAAATGACCCTGCTACTGAAAGATACAACAATCCGGGTGGCATGTATCCTGCATCATGGCAAGAAAAGTATGGTGCTGTTTCTAATAATGACCGTATTGGTGGTGGTCACTCTATTGCAGGATTTGCAACAAAAGAACAAGGTGCTGCTGCACACATGGCTCTGTTGAAAGAAGGTAAGTACTATAGAAATGAATCTATTCATGATGCAATCAGCACATGGTCTGGTAGAAATAATGTCAATAGCTATCTTGCCAGTCTGCAATCACAGGGTATTGATACCTCTAAAAATGTTTCATTCTACACTAGCAGCAAGGCAGGTACTATTCAACTAGCTAAAGCAATGTCTTTCCATGAAACAGGTAGAAAATTCAGCTTGTCAGATAAGGGATGGTCTGCTGCTTATGATTTGGGTAACAGTAAGGGTTGGTTATAATGCTAAAATTTAATATCAATAAACTTTCCCCTAGAGAAGTCAGAAGTCTACTTAGAGAACCAAACAACAGAGAAGACGGTGTTCTTGTAGGGGCAGCATTTGCTAAGAACCTTATTGGTGGAGATTATTTTGTTCCTCTTGCTAGGAGACTGAGAACATACTTTGGTTCTAAAGCAGGGGCAAAGTATTCTAAGGATTCATTTATCAAGTCTAAAAAGCCAAGACGGTACAAAGAGAACCTTGGCTTAAAGGCAATTCTACCTGATCCAGTCTATGACCCACTCAAGCTTCCAACAATCAATTCAGGAACAAAATTAGGGCAAGGTATCCCTTTGTCTATGTTTGCTAATGCACCGGGCAGTAAGGGTACGCTCAATCACTTATCACAGGCAGACAGAAAAGAGATTGCAAAAAATCTTTATTGTCAAGTCCCTTTGATTGAAGGATTTAGAAACCAAGCGAAATTTAGAAACTACAGTTTATTTGTTTCTGATGGTCTGGTCAAGAAGCAAGACACTGAGACATTGACTTCAGGAGACATTAGAGACTTGCAGACCAAGGGCAGGGCAGTTGTCTATGAAGTCTTGGATAATAAGGGTAAGAATGACCCACAGGCTACATTTGAGTTGGCAAACTACTGGAAAGACAATCATCTGTTTCAGGGATTGATCTTACACTTTGACAGCATGGACCCTTTAACAGAAGACCGCTATGCTAACAGACATGATAATGTAGAATTCCTTGACCCGACAAGAGAATATCATGCAGAAATTATTGTTGTTATGCCTAATGTAGATTACTACTACAGAGGAAACTTTGAAAGACGGGTTCGCACTGATATTAACTTCAGGCCATTTATCAAAGGTGGTTTGGGGCATTTCCAATATAAATAAAATAATACCTCAATAAAAAAGAAGACAAATGGCAGTATCAAAAGCATTTTCAATTGAAGACGGTAACCTAAACAGACCCGCTATTATCAATACACGGGTAAGGAACTACAGTGATATTGACTTAACATTCACTGCTAGAAGCACTGGTGATGTGTTTAAGAAAACAGATGCTGCTGCGGTCAAACAGTCTGTGAAAACAATTCTACAGACAAACTACGGAGAGCGACCTTTTCAACCAAAGTTTGGTGCAGATTTAAGGTCTAAGATATTTGATAACTACACTGTTGATGAAAATGAATTCTTCATTGCAGATGCAGTAAAAGATGCAATTAGAGATTTTGAGCCTAGAGCAAAAGTTCTTAATGTGATTGTAAGTGAACAACCTGACAGAAATTTTCTGGGAGTAACTGTAGAATTTCAGGTTGTGGACACAGAAGAGATTGTATCACTAGAGACTTCTATTTCAAGGATTAGATAAGAATGGCAACCACGATTACACCATCAGACTTAAATTTTGATGATATCAAAACATCTTTGACAAACTATTTTAAGTCAAAGTCTGAGTTTTCTGACTATGACTTTGAAGGCTCTGGTATTTCTAATATCATGGATGTTTTGGCATACAATACACACCTTAACGGTCTTATTGCAAACTTTGCATTGAATGAGGCATTTCTTCCTACAGCACAGCTTAGAACATCTCTGGTTAACCAGTCTCTTTCATTTGGATATATCCCAAGGTCTAAGACAGCATCCCGTGCACAATTAACAGTAAGTGTCAACCTTTCTTCTGCGGTATCAAAACCTGCCAATGTCACACTTCCAGCAGGGACTACATTCACCACACAAGTTGATGGTGAAAGCTACACGTTTAGAACCTTGATTGATTATATTGGATATGATACCACAGGTTCAGGTATCTACACATTTGTAGACCAGCTTGGCAATCCATACATTACTGTTCTGGAAGGTGAGCTAACTGTCAAGACATTTATTGCAGAAATTACAGGAGACAGACAGGTATATGTTGTTCCTGATCCCAACCTTGACCTGACTACAGTTGGTGTACAAGTCTATGAGGATATTAACTCTGATACATTTACCACATATTTTAGTGCTAATGCCACAACTGGTGGTAACATCATTAACACTGTATCCTCTACTACTGCACTTTACCTTCCTTTAGAATCTTACAATGGCTATTGGGAGTTTAACTTTGGTGTGGGTGGTCTTACAGGTGTTAACCCTGAAAATGGTCAGGCAATCCGTATTACTTACCTGAGAACAAATGGACTAGATGCTAATGGTGCTTCTGTATTTACTCCTACATCTACTCTTAGTGTCAACAATGTTTCATACAGTCTAAATGTAACGACCTATGCAAAGTCTTCCTTTGGTGCAGATAAAGAGGGTATTGAGTCTATTAGACAGAATGCACCACTATCTTATCTTGCACAGAATAGATTTGTTGCTGCTGGTGACTATCTTGGTATTATTGCTAATGGTGTTCCGGGGATTAAGTCAATCAACGCATGGGGTGGTGAAGACAATGTTCCGGCAAAGTATGGTAAAGTTTTAGTGTCTCTGGTTTATGAGGATACTCTATCTGCTGCACAACAAGCAGCAACAGAAGCAGTTATTATTCAAAACCTGACAAATCCATTGTCTATTATTGGTATTGAAACAGAATTTGTTGACCCAACATTTATTTACCTTGACGTAACATCAACATGCAGATATAATAGTGGATTAACTAACTTAACAAGACAGGCTCTTGAAAACAAGATTAGAAACTTTGTACAAAGTTACTTTGCTACTAATGCTGGTAAATTCAATGATGTAATCCACAAGTCAAGACTTGCTTCTGCAATTGATACTTCTGACCCGTCTATCTTGGGTACTAAGTTGGAGTTAAAGATGACTGCAAGATTTACTCCATCTAGAAATCCAAATACAGATAATATTATTCGTGCCGACTATACTATTAATTTCTTAAATTCTATTCAGGCACCACAGATGGTAGACTCTACCATTAGTAGTGATAGATTTACTTTTAATAA